CAGCGGACCGAATGTCACCAAAGTTGGGAATGTTACAGGTCCAAATGTCACCAAAGTTGGGAAAGATGCGGGACCGAATGTTATCATCGTCGGGCAGTTCAATGGCCCAAAGTTGATCAGGCTGCACACTGGGAATGGCCCAAACTCAATGATCGTTGGGAACGATGGCGGTGGACCAAAAGTCACTATGGTCGGCAGCGATGGCGGTGGACCAAAAGTCACTATGGTCGGCAGCGATGGCGGTGGGCCAAAAGTCACTATGGTCGGCAACAATGGCGGTGGCCCAAACTGTATCAATGAACAGAAATTTGGCAATGGGCCAAAATTAACCAAGGTTGGGAATGACACTGGGCCGAATGTCACAACAGTTGGGAATGAAAGTGGCCCAAAGGTGACCAAGGTCGGGAAGCTAACTGGGCCAAATGTAATCAATGTTGGGCATGTCAATGGGCCAAAGTTAATTAAGCTACAAACTGGAAATGGTCCAAAATCAATGATGGTTGGGAATGTAGGTGGTGGCCCAAAATCAATGATGGTCGGCAATGTTGGGGGTGGACCAAAAGTTATAAGAGTAGGCAGTGTTATTGGCCCAAAAAATATCAAAGAACAGAAGTTTGGCAAAGGACCAAAGTTGATCACTGTTGGAAAACTTACTGGGCCAAATGTTACAACTGTCGGGAAGCTGACTGGGCCAAAACTTATCAAGGTTGGGCAAATCAAGGGTCCAAAATTGATCAAGCTGCAAACCGGGAAAGGACCGAAATCAATAATGGTCGGGAATGTTGGTGGTGGACCAAATGTTATGATTGTTGGCAAGGTAATTGGGCCAAACTGTATCAATGAGCAGAAATTCGGCAGAGGTCCAAAATTCACAACAGTTGGGAAGCTAAGCGGACCAAAGGTGATCACTGTCGGGAAGCTAAATGGTCCGAAGACGATCATTGTCGGGAAGCTCAATGGCCCGAAGTTGATCAATGTTGGGCAGATCAGTGGCCCGAAGTTGATTAAACTACAGACGGGGAAAGGACCAAAGTCTATCATTGTCGGGAATGTCGGGAAGTCTGGGAAAACTATGCTTGGTATTGTCGGTGGTGGCCCAAATGTTATCTGGCTGCAGAAATTCGGCAATGGGCCGAAAGTTATCATGGTCGGCAGCTCAAATGGTCCAAAATTAATGACGCTGCAGAAATTTGGTAATGGGCCAAAAATAATCACAGTTGGTATCGGTGGATCGACAACGATTACAGATGGAACATTCAATGGACCAAGTGGCCCAATATCAAGGCAAGGGAACACAATGGGTGGCGGCTGTATGTTTACAGTAGGTATGGTTGGGTTTGGCAGTTCAAGGGTTGGAATGTCTGGTATGTTTGGTATCAGTATTTCCAATGGTGCATTTGCAACTTGAATGACTGGCTGCGTCGCCACTTCACGCTCATATGGGCTTTGTACTATTGTGCACTTCTCTGTGCTAACTTGCACAACTGGATCGATTGTTGTGTTTGCGGCGTATGTATGGGTTCCACTTAGTGATGTTGTCGTGAACTCGCCGTCGCCGAAGTCTATCCTGAAATTGTTGTAGTTTCCTACAATCTCAATGTTGAAGTTTATGACTGTTCCTGCGGTTGGGCTTTGGGAAACAATGTTGTAGAAAAAAGTTATGTCTGGGCATGTGAAATCGTCAAACACAACTTCAAGTTCCGCAAGATTTCGTATCCTCCAGTCTAATGTTGCCTTGTCTGTAGTGAAATTGTAGCCAACAAAGTTCTCAATTTTTAGAATGGCGTCAGCAATCTGGTTGTGGTGCTCAGCCACAACAAAACCACGGACTTCTGAACCAACCTTGTTGAACTTGGTCTTTGTGCCGCCAAGATTCCTTACGCAGTTTGTAAGCTGGTTAACTTTGCCATAATTGTTCTTGGAAACTGAGGCGTAATAGAAAAGCTCCCCATCTATGTTGGCAAAGCCATTTTCTGCCCATATGTCACATTCAGATGGGTTAACTGGGGTGATATCAACCGTGGCCTCCCATGGGTGATTATCTGCAGTAGTCACTGTTTCCGAGGTGTTGTAGACCAAGTACAGAGTGCGATCAGTGTCGTACTGCTTGGGGTATACAGGGATCGGCGGAAAATTGCTGGACATTTCTTACCTATCTAGGTCTCCATGTTAGAAAATGGCCATGGCAAATTGGTTGCCAGATGGCCTATTCGAGACGCTACTGAATGTCAGAGTCGTCTCATTGAACTTTATGAATGGCTTTGTGCTGTAATCAAAGCTCAGATAGGCAACCTTGTCGGAATCTGATGCGGCCAGCAATGTGTTTGCCTGATTGTCAAAGTCAACAACTGTGTTGTCTTGAAGGAGCCTGAATGAAGCCGAATTTACACCAGTGCCGCCAGTCTCCCATATGTCCGTGTTTGGGTTGTATGCCGATATTGCCCCTGTATTGTTGAAGAAGTAGACTCCTTGACTCAATGGAACGAGCCTGCCTTCAGTTTTTGCAGGGCCAGCCATATCCGTCAACTTCTTGATGTCCAAGAAATATTCCGATGTTGTCCCAGATGTCTTATAGAAGTTCTTGATTCGGAAGAATGTTCCAACACCTTGGTTTCTAAGAATGAATCCGGCGTTATCCTTCCAGCATGATCTGTAGACACTCATGTGACCCTGGACTGGATTTCCAGAGATGTCATATGTGACTTCGTTGTTTTTAAGTTCTTGGGCGCCATTCTTGTAGTTTGCTGTTGTCAGAGTGTCCGTTGTGACTGACAAATCGGAAAGCGATATTTTGGATTTCACTTGGTTGGTTAAACTTGTGTTTGGCAGCTGTGATGTTGTTAGGCCACCAAATACAAAGTAAAGGCTTGTGGTGCTGTGCAAACTAACCCAGTTCCATGGCCTGCTCAATGGACTCTGTGTCAAGTATGTCTGTGTGAAGCCATTGAATTCATGTATGTTTATGTTTTCATTTGAGGATGGGTCAGATGGACCTCTTCCAGATGCATAATACAAAAGTCCAACCCCACTATTGCCACTTGAGGTTGTTCCTCGTGGAGCAAAACCAGTATTTCTGTTGAATTCCCTCTTTTGTTGAGCCTCATTGTTCTGGCCATCAAGGAAACTGCTATTTCTAGATACAGTCACTGGGTTTGTGAATGTGGTTTTGAATGTCTCACTGACAAGGCCAAACTCATATGCGTTTATCTGGCTTGCTGCAAAGTAGTTCCACAGCCACAGATTGTACTTTTCCACAACATCTATGGCTTCTTCATATGTGGTTATTCTGTAGGCTCCGTATTGCGTGTCGCACCTCAGCACCATGTTATAGATGCCACCAATGCTATATGACCCACGGACAGCAGATGAATTGGTGTGAGTCAGATCGTCTGCGAGAGACCATGTATAGCTTGTCACTCCATCAATTGGCACTCCACCAGATAATTCCTCACCAGCGTAAGTCCTTCCTGTGTTTGGGTTTATGCCAGTCGGAACTTCTGCGTCAACAAATGTGTTTACTGGCGTCCTCAACACTGGAGTTGTTGTGTATGGTCCATTTGTCGGCACTCCAGATCTTGTCAAAACTTGACCAGTTCTAAGGTTGAAGTTAATTACAGCCTCTTCTGGTGCCGAAACTCGTGCATTGATGTATTCTGGGAAAACAACCGTGTCGGATCCAAAGTCATTAGTCACCGTTAAGCTGACATCATAGATTCCAGGCCTACTGTAAACTTTGCTTACCGTGCCGCCATCCAAGTCTTGCACAAGGACATTGCTCTGGCTTATTGGACCATCAGTTGTACTTACGGTCACAATTGATGGCCCAGTGTTGTCTCCAAAGTCCCATATGTAACTTATGACGCCACTTGTTCCATCAGTCCCAAGTCTAAAACTCAGATCCTTGAACTCAACCGTTAGTGGTATAAGTCCAATCTTTGTGTTGGATGTGAACCATGCCTTTGGAACCAGTGCGATCTTCCGAAGATAGTTTATTCTCGCCTCCATGGTTCCAGTCAGTGGCTGCTGGGCTATCTCACCCTTCTTGCCGGCTGTTTGCTCGATCGCTATGATGGCATTCTTTAGGGCGTTGTGGTGCTCAGCCATTACATTCATGGTTACATGCGTGATGTCTCTTGGCTTGGCCACATCAGTGAAGCATGGCAATAGCTCTAGATTGTCAAAAGAAACCACCGTCCTGCTTCCATAGTAGAATGTTATCGCACGAACATCGGCATCGCTGCACTGCTCTGTCAAAGTTATGAAGCCGGAGTCGGGGAATCTGCTTATGATCTCATTGTCACCAAATATGAATATTGACTTGTCGCCTGGGTTGTAGTCAGCCGACAATGTCACACGAAGGCTGTCATGCACAAGGAACAAGGTGCTGTCACCGTCAATGCTTGTTGGGAAGTTTACCGTTGAAGGTATAACCATTATTGCACCACTATGCTTTCGCTGAGGAATGTACGCTTTGTCGTAGAGTTTTCCAAAATGGACATAAGGCCAGGTGTGTACTCACCAGGCTTGTCAAATACAAACCTTATTTCGTGCTTGTTTGGGTTATTCTCTTGGTAACTCTGGTTTGTGACTGGTATGCCATCAACCGTCCCATCTCCATCAAATATCCAGTACCTCTGGACAATGTCACCATCAGTCTGATCAATGAGCCTAAATTCAGTTGGGTCGATCGACATGGCATTGGCTGTCTCAAGTGAATAACCTGTGCTTGGGGTCACATAGAAGAAACTGTTTATCTCTTGCTTACTCACTGTGATGTAGTTGCTCTTTGTCGTTATGCCTTGGGCTCCAAGTATTGAGACAATATTCAGCTGCACGGAATATATCCCCTCGGACTGGTATGTGTGTGTTGGGCTCTTCTGCACTGATGTGGTGCCATCGCCAAAGTCCCAGAGGTACCTAACAAGAGGGCCAGTGCTGAAATTCTGGAATCTGACCTTGAGCGGCGGCTGGCCTATGATCTTGCTTGCCCTGAATATGGCCTTGGGAGCAAGGAATATGTTCTCTTGCCGCTTGAGGATTCCGTTGAGTGATGCAGCCGCAGGGTTGCTGGCCGTTCCAAGGTCTGTTTCTATGTTGTGTATTGCATCCTTGAGGGCGTTGTGGTGCTCGGCCATAACGCTATGATTTACATTTGTGGTTGCTGGCCATATTGTCTGGCGTGAACCCGCAAAGCCACGGACAAGGTTGTAGAAGACGCCATCACTCTTGTTGCCATAGTAGATTATCTCATGGTTGCCAGCCTTTCCAGGAGGAGGCCCAAGCCTTATCAAGCCTCTTGGTGGGAACCCCTCGTTGTTGTCAACGATCACATACTTTCCATTGAAAGAAAGGGATTGCTTTAGGGTTGTGTGGGCATTGTTCCTGGCCTCATACATGGTCTGCTTGTCATCAAGAGCCAGTGGGAAGGCTGATAGGTTTCCAATGGAATAACCTGGTGTCAGTGTCGAAATTCTAGTTGCCATCTGTCTCCTGCTTGTTGGCCAGGGCTGTTTCCGTATGCTTCTTCATTTCGACCATCTGCTTGTGCCTCATGTCAAGGTTCTTGAGTGTCTGCTCCTTGATTGGTATGTCATCTGGCAGGGCAAGCACTGTCTCTATGAGCTCCGTGTCCACATGGGACTGCATAAGCATCTTGAGGTTTATCTTCTGGAGTAGCTTCTCACCCCAGTACTGCTTCTGAGCCTTTAGGTCATCGTAATCCAGCAATGGCTCGACATCCCTCAAGCTCTTGAACGCCAGCAAAAAGAATTTAGCCTCTTCCTGCAGGCATTTTCTTTTTTTGGCAAGAGCCTCGATGTTCTTCTTGGCCGCCAGCCTCTGTCGCTCGATTCTCCTCAAGTTGATCTCGGAAATCCTGATTGCCGTCGGGCTTCTACCCTTGGACTTCTTCCTGTCAAGAATTGCCTTATCCCTATTTATGTTTATTTCAATCAATTCTAGGTTGTCGTTGGCATCCTCAATCTCCAGTTCAATGGCCTCAAGGGAATCATGTCTTGACTTGATTTCCCTTATGCATTGCCACATTTTCGCTTGTGTGGTTGGTTCCTTTCCAACTATAAAATACTTCATTTGAAAATAACTGTGTCGTTCTGCTGGCTCGTTGACAAGAACATCACGCAGTTCTGACATAAGATCTTGGTTTTCCATGGTTTTCTCCTTGAAATATTAGAGATTGATTTGTTTTGTAAATGATTTAAAATTCATTTTTTCGGGAGATTAACAATGCTCAATGGATCAAAGGCCTATTTCAGCGGTCCCATAGAATTCAGCAATGGCAATTACCGCACTCAACCATCAATCGACTTGCATAGAATGTTCGGCATCCAGATTTTTGACCCTGCTCTTGACCCCAAGCAGCAGTGGGTTCCTGAGGTAGAACGAGCAAAGGCCGATAAGGACTACATGCGAATGAAGGAAATAGCCGAGAAATTTGTCCGAAAAGACCTTGGCATGTTGTACCAGTGCGACATGACAATAGCCTTCCTTCCCCACAAGGTGCCAACCGTTGGGACCCACCATGAGATCATTGAAAGCTGGCGCACCATGAAGCCAACGCTGCTGGTTTGTCCAGATGGCATAGAAAACATACCAGTTTGGTATTTTGGTTTCATGCCATTGGATCACATGTTTTCTTCATGGGATGGTTTGTACGCCTATCTTAGACGCATCGAAAGTGGCGATGCATATGATGAGACATGGTACTTGCTACGCCAGAAATCAACATAAGGCGGCGCCAACAACACCCTTGAACCTATACCCTTTGGAAACAGCAAGATGACCCCAAGCAGCTTTGCATTCATTTAGGTTCTGAGACTCTGGCATGTCCCCAAGATCTGCGTAGGCGTCCTTGTGCACCACTATGCCATTGACTGAACCATCAACGAAATTCATTTTTCTGTCAACTATTGGATAAAGTATGTCTTTTGGCGACTCAATGAAGCATGAATACTTTCGGTGCACACGGTTCCTAAGCTGTGTCCCAGATATTACTATCATGTTCCATTCAGCTGGTGCATTTTTCATGCCAGTGCTAAGTAGGCTGCTGTAGGTGCTCTTGGCGCTGAAAATTTTACCGACCCTAGACATTTCAGCCATGGTTTGATCAAGTATGGAGTCTGTAACCACGGTCACATATGGGCGACCATTGTATTTCGCCGACAGTGACGAAACGGTTATCTCCACATGCCTTGGGTTGTTCTCTGGGGTTATAATGATAAAGCCAAGGTCAATCTCTTTTGGTTCGTACATTTTGATCTCATGTCAGTGAAATATCAAAGTCTATCCTGATGATGTCTTGCGATGTCAGGGCGTTGTCGAGCACAAAGGTGCCGCCAGTGTTGTTTGGCGTGAACTTGTTGAGTGTCCATGACATTGTTGGGTCGCTGCCTGGACAGTAAATCGGATAGTCGGAATTGATTCTAACACCATTTACAAACACACGCAAGCTCCCTGAGATGTATGGTGTGTTCACACCAGTCACCGAGTAGTTCTGGTAATCAGCAGTTATTGGTTCAAGGTCATAGTAGTGGGTGTGGGCGAATGTGGTGCCGATGCTTAGGTTTGGCTTGATGATGAATGGCTGGGACGGCGTTACAGGTGCCGTGATGTCCCACGAGATGGTGTCTGATGGCTGTAATGATATGGTGCCCTCGGATATGGACACGATTGAGCTTGGGCTCTGGACATTGAAGTCAATGTTTGTCGCCTCATCAGCCACAAGGTTTAGCTTTGACCTCTCTGCATCAAGCATGCGGACAAATGATACTGGGTTTGTTACACTGTTAAATCCAAGTGTGTTTTGTATGTAGCTAAGTTCGGTTCCATCCACATCTTTTGATGCATCCGTGTGTTCAGCCACGCTGTGCATGGACTGATCAACCGCAATTGACTTGAGGTTGCCGTCTGCGTCGATCGATTGGTCGATCCTATTCGCCATGTTTCCCTGGGTACCAGCGCCATTGCGTAGAATCTGCGACGCACTCTCAAGCTCATTGTTTATGAGCTCGTCACGAAGTTCTAGATTCTTTATTGGAAGGTTGTCATACTCCCAATGGTATGGCTGGTTTGGCTGGTATTCTGGTACTGGTAGCTTGGATAAATCGACCATGTTTCACCTTTTATCTATGGAGTATTGCTTTGATTGTTTTTGGGGACAATTTTTTTTCTGTCTATGCGCATTTGTCTAAATATGAATGTTCGCCTGCGCATGCTTTTTCTATTGTATTCAGCTGGTGTTTGCGCCGGTTTTTTGTCAAGCCAGTAGTTCATAATAACCTCCCAAGATCGTAAAGGTCGAGTTCAAGGAAGCTCTGCCAGTCACTCTTATCTGTCTTGTTTGATTCGTGTTGTTTTTGCATCCAACTGAGCAAATTTTGCCAGTTATCGCCATAGTTGCCAAGTATCTCTTCGTCTTTGGATACATCACGAAGGAACACATAGGCGATGCATTCATTTCCAATGTATTCTATCTGCACATTTCTCTTGGACTCCTCATCCATGTGGTTCACCATGCCGGAAAATCCAAGTGGTATGACCATCTTGTTGCCGGTGACTATATCACCGCTTCCAAGCTTGATGACATCTAGAGCGAATTTGTACTGATTGGCAAATGTCGTGCACTTGTCGGCGTATGAATCCCTCTCGACAATGACGCCACTTATCTCTATGTGGTCTCCCTTCTTGATGCTGCGCCTCGCAAACAGCCCCTTGCCGGCGCCCTTGATGGTTGACTCCTTGATGTAGAACCTATCGTCATTCTCGTCGTATCGGAGCGATTTCCCCATCAGATCTCCCCTTTTTTTATGGCTTCAACTATCTCTGGAAGAGTCACACTGCGGCCAAGAAACTCACAGAAGCAGTCAACAAAATGGTTGATGATGGACATGGATATGGATTCCTTCATGTCAGGCCTCTGGTCTATCATCTTTTTTGTGCGTATGAGCGAGGCCTCATCTATGCCCCAGTCAAAGACCTCGTTGCCAACCACCAGCATGTTGACTTTCTTTCCAGCCTCATCGCTGTGTATTTTTACAATGCTAATTGCGCTTGGCATGTGCCATCTCCTAGACGAAGGAAAGTCTCCAATTGAATGTTATCTGCATGCTGCTTGTCTTGTTTAGGTCTGCGAAGTTTACCATGCTGTATAGGTCGCCATTTGACATCTGCAAGGCCATTTCATTGATGGCATAACCATTTGCATCGTCGAATGACAGCACTGATGTGAACACGACTTGACTTGGCATGTTCGTGTCAACCGAGCTTATTACTGGTTTGCTCGCTCTGGTGACTCCAAAAAGACCAGTCCTTGAACTATCAACGACTTTAAGCGTGCCACCAGATGTGCCACCATCACCAAATATCATCTTGTTGATGTAAAAGTTGTAGGTTGACCCAATGCTGTTCGCTAGGCTGCTGGCAAGCGCCTCACGACCCTTGCGAAGGATGGTGTTCCTAACCTCAGAAACCTCCTTGCTGCCATCGGAATATTCAATGACCCTCTCAACAGTGCCGATTACTTTCAGTGGTTCATGCAATTCTTTCATATATCGCCTTTCTTTCTTGTGCCGTCACTATACTCTATTATAAATTCAATCCCTTCTTTTTGACCGGTTGATTCCAAGAAATTATCTTTTGGTGACTGCAGCATGTGCAGCTCCTCATTTCCTGATGCGTCATTGCCAACAGTCACCCTTCCACGCCTATCGATTGTGTCAAATGTGGCGGATTCAAGATCAAACTGCTGTCCTGGTATGGTCACGCCTTGGGTCTTGGTGTAACGGTATATGTTGTATGTTGTAGATGTGCCACCTCCAGATATGGTTTTCCAGTATGCATCTGGACCCTCTAGGGTTATTGTGGTGTTTCCAACTGGGTTGTTTCCATCGATTTCGGCTATGAAATACAAGTTTCCATTGATTTCAACAATATAATTTTCCTTGAAATGATCGTCCTCAAGTGGTGTTGCCACTACACCGTTCACCCCGTTGTTTATTGATAGGCTTGACTCGAGATCACCAGATATCTGAATTTTGAGGCCTTTATGGCTTAAATAACCCACTTGGTTGTCAAGCAGCCTTCTAAATGTTGTCAAGCTTGCACCTGCGACATTGCCGCCGTTGTAGCCATCGATGTAGAACTGGTCGTCCGTCCCATCCTTGAAGCCAACAATTTTATACTCTGTCCCAGATATCTTCTGGTAGTCACCAATCACAAACACATTCTTCACATCATGCAGCGATGTGTTCAAGACCTCCGTCCTGCCCCTGTAGGTAACTGTCAAGGAACCTGAGCTGCTGCTGAAAATCTCGTTGTTATACTGATCGTAGGCCGTGTACGAAAGCGACGATGCTGAGCTTGACGGCAAACTCCCATTGTCCTCAAGCGACAATGAACCATCGCTCTGCACATTCACTATGTTGAATGGGGTTGCGGAATACGCTGGTATCTTGATTTTCCATGATGCTGTGCTGTAACCCTGACTGACATCCCAGAGCGACTTGAATTCAGAGAATGATTGGCTTGCGTCAATGAATTTGAAGAGGTTGTCTTGGTATATGTTTATTGTGCTCGATGCATCTATAGGATTTGACAGTCGAAAGCTAAATGCTCTCTGGTTGAGGGCGAGCCTTGAGCTGAATATGTTGTTTGTCTCATTGATAGGCTCGGCTATTGACAATAATTCAACCGTTTTTGGAGTTGGGTTGTCAACATTGTACTCACCGGCAAGAGTGCCACTCAATATCTTGAGTATGGCCGTGCCGTCAGTGATCATGCCTATGGATTTGAAGTTTGCCTCGCCGCAAAATAGCACAACACTGTCGTTGTAAGCTGTCCCAGTTCCAGAGTCAACGACGCTTGATGCAGCAAGACTGTCTCTAAGTACCGCCTGTGGTCCACTGAGACCCTTCATCATCACCCTGTTGAACCACATCTGTGCGTTGCCAGATATGGTGAATGCGTTTTGGAGGAATGTAACAAGTATCTCATAGTCTTCCTCTGGTGGTGTAACTGTTTCATTTATGCCGCCGTATATGTTCATCACATGAAGAACTGCATGGAATGGAAGGCACTCACGGAGCACATCATGAGCCTCAACTATCCTGTCATTGCTCAAATACTCAATTTCTAGGTCTATGTTGTATTTGCTGCTAAGGCCAGAGTGGCACGGGTCAACGAAGTTCTTGTCGATGTCACATGGGTCCTTGCTGTTGCGTATGCTCCCGTTGTACTCTTCCATATTGTATATGTTTTCACTGTACGGGAATTCAGTCCTTACTTGGCCAAAAACAATGTCATCATGGAATGGATTCTTTGTTGGTATGATTATGTCAAACAGAGGGTCGGTCTCCTCGATCAGCCTCACATTCCAGTTCTTTGCAGGGTACTGGTTGTCACGCTCGTCACGGGAGTCCATGAGCGGCAGCATCCTGATGTAATCCTCGATTGTCTGCTGTGTGCCGGTCATGACCTCTCTGACCTTGTAGATGACCCTTACGGAGTCGCCCTCAGCGAGCGTTATTGGTGACACAGAAAGCGTGTCACCAATCCACCTTAGCACGGATAATCCATCAACCTCGTCAAACATGATGTAATCTGAAGATAGGGCGACCCAACTTTCGCTGTCGGCATACCTTATGTAAAGCTCAAAATTGTCAAGGTCAAGTGGCAATGCGGTTCTGTCAAGTATGAATATATCATTCTGACCATCGTATATGAAAACCTCTTGCCATGTGTGGTTTGAGATTACCTGCCAAAGCCTTGTTAGCTTTATGAACTTCACACCAGCTTGATCCAGTGATTCCTTGAGCCCGCCAATTGTCCCCTTTTTCTTGAATAATGGCACGGCGGTTTTTATCTGTCGTCTCCACCTGTAAGGGTCGTTTGTTTTTAGCCTCAGATTGAAAAGGTTCGAAAGGAATGGAAGCAATGGCTCGGTTAGAACATTTGCGTCATAAAGGTCAATCAACTGATTTGCGTAGTTTTCAAGCACTGTGAAGCCATCGGCTATGGCAAGGTTTAATTTTTTCAAAACATCTGGTGTTCTGTCAAATTCACTAAGTCTTGCCTTGAACATTTCTGGAGTGTATCGCTCCAAAAGTGTTGGGTACTTTTCAGGCGGTGTGAAGTGCGATGGTATGGCGTTTGCCTCCACATTCACACTTGTTATGCTGAATTTCTGGTGGCTTGATTTGCTGGTGCCAGCTATGACCGATGTCCAAGTGTAACAGACAAAATAGTCTCCCTCACGGAAACTGAATGGCTTCCACACATATTTGAAATTACCATAAAGAGTGTTGCCCTCTTCGTCTTCGTCAACTTTTTCAATTAGGGCGTTTCCTAGGTCTGTGGAAAGCCACGCCGGAAATGTGTCAGTTCCAACTGTGTAAACAGGAGTTGCATCCTTGTAGTAGAACTTCTGCGACTTGACGCTGCTTTCTAGATCGGTTCGGAGCTTCTTGGCATTAAAGATGTTTTCCTCGGTTGGGCTGTCGCAGGCAAGCTTTTCTGCAGCAACAGTGGCTGCAAGTTTCTCGCTGTTGTAGATGTCCTCCGTGTATTCATTGAGAGTTGGGTCAACGAAGCTTCTCTCAATGAAGTAGATGACAATCTTGTCAACTTTGTATGGGTCGGCAACTAAGCACCCACTGTCGTCTGGAGTGGTGAACTCGAGTACGATCTCGTCATTGAGGGTCGGGTTTTCTGTAATTCGCTTTTGTGCCATGGTTTTATTCGTAAACGAATCCTAGGTCGATGATGTCAGGCCTGATTATCTCAAAGTATTTTGCGGTCACGATGTTTGTCGCAGTTGGCGAATCATCCGTGCTGAAAGCAATGTCAATCGATGAAATCTCCTTTAAGTCCGAAAGTTCCTTAACTATGTCGGACTCCTTGAGGTTCTGGCCAAATTCCCATCGGCTGATGTTGAAGAAGCTATTGACTCTGTTCAATATTTTAACTCTGAGTTCATCCTCGAATTTCTTGTAAAATTTATCTATCGTCACAGATATGTTGACATCAACCGTGATTGGCACACCATCCTTGATGCATATGTAATCTGTAACCATTTTTTTTGCCTCAAGGTGGTTCATCAATGCTGTTTTCAGTTGGTCTGAGGCGTTCTCAAGTGTTTCGGTGTCTTTTCTCGCTAAAATGTAGATGTCTATGATGTTTGCGGCGCATCCATGGTTGCGAAGTACTGCTGTTGATTTTCCAATTTGCCCTTGATATGGAGTTGCGAACTGATCTGTCAAGGTTTTATAGTCAAGTCCTGTAACAGCCCTATCTTGTGTCCTTAGATAGGCTGGTAGTTTACGCCTTATGTCATCAATGGTGTCCCCATCGAAACCATACTGAGCCCTCGTGTAGTTGTTGAGAAATACTGGAACTGTATAGCTAAGCCCAGGGACATCAACGAGAATGCTCTTTTGCGTTGCATTGGCGACAAGGTTTCCTCTTACACCACCCCCTGTCCTATATGTGATCCTAATTAATGATCCCATGGATGGCACCATGCCGGCAACTCCATTGCCAAAAATGATGAATGCACTGAAATCAGAATTGTACTCTACTCGATACTCACGGAGCTGCTGTGATTCTGTGAAAAATTCCACTTTATTCCAAAGAACACCATCAACTTCAACCTTGACGCTGTCGAAAAGAACAGTCCTAAATCCACTTCTTATTGTTTGGTTTGCTGCCCCTGTGCCTGGAACCTCTTCAATTCTGGTAAGTCCCTCAAGACCAACAATACTGGCGTTCACCAATGAGTTTGCTGGCAAAAGTATGTCTTCATCAAACAATGGGTTGCCTTCTGAGTCGGCGGCAAAAAGCTCCATGTCAAGTGATTCACCACCACCATTCACCTCTATTCGTATTGGCGTTGCTATTGTGATGTCAGTTGTAATTGCGTTTGTGAGACTTGCCGTCCAATAGCTTTTTGCTGCGATTGGCGCAGTTGGCTGGAAGCCAACCAATCGGCACAATCTAAACGCATTTTCAACCTCAGTGACAGTGTCTATGAAAATTT